GGGGGTGGGCGCCGGAGCCATCCATTTCAGAACGAAACTGATCAAATATTGGGTGACGTGAATCGAGCGGGTAAAGAGCGAAGGTGTATAACCACGCGACCCCGTGTTTTTGTGTGCCGGCAGCAGGCGTAATCGCTGCAAGGATGAATTAATCCGTATATCTTCTAAGTGAGACTGCAAACCATAGGTACGATCCCGAGGTATTGATCCCTGTCCACTACGTCTATGGGTATGTAAATGATACCGTCAGAACTCAACTGTTGCATACCAACATGAATTGGCGTAGCGGATCAACAAGCAGGAAGCTAATCGAGCCGCGACTATGAAGACGAAGGCAATTTGACTTTCATGAATAACATTAACAACAACACTAAACAAGAGAAACAAAAAGAAAAAGTCAACAAAAAGAAAACGAAATTGGCGAAGGATACCGAAAATGGTAAACCGATAAAGGGTAGAAATGTTGTCCTATCCAGAAATTTAGCAACAGCCAACAGACTGCAAATGAGTGCGGTGGTACCAGAATGCGTTACCCATTATGCACATGGATTGATAGATCCATGGGGTGCAGAACCGGGTATTTGCGTTCCCGCCGAACTTTTCCCCATCTCCACCAACAAGATGAAAGTGCTAGTTCCAGGCACTCTTCAGTTGGGTACAACCGGAGTTGGATTTATAGTTTGTCGTGCTTGCGTCGCCGCTGATGCAGCTTTTGCAATCACAACCACGGCGACTTCAGTCGGGACAGAAACAACACCTTTCAACGGTTTCACAAATTTGGCAACCCATATGCCAACACAACTCCTATACGTGACAGCAGATTACGTACCGGTGACAGAAAGCACCATGAGTTCACGTTGCGCCGCCTTGGGCGTTAGAGTTAAATACATTGACAAGTTGATGGACATGAACGGAATATGTGTGGGCATGGAACACCCTGATCATGTTTCGTTGTTGACAACGGGCACATACGACATTTTGAACAAATCACAATATTCAGTGAGGAAGAGAGTCGGACCCGAAAAAGAATGGGACTGCGAAGTCTCATACAGTGGGCCAACAGCCCCAAACGATGCAGACCTAGTGAATGGGACGGTGACACCGCTCGGACCCGGCCAGTTCATGTGCATAGCAATCAAAGGCGAACCAGGAGATCTGTACGCCTTTGAAGTTGTTGAACACATTGAACTAGCAGGGACCAAAGTTCTAAGTAGGACCAAGAGCCACGCCGAGCCCGAAAAATTCGCAAAAGTTGCAGAAGTTGCAAAAGAAATGTCAACATCAAAACCATTGACACCACAAGAGGCACCGTCCTTCTGGCAGAAGTTAGGCGACAAGTTTATCTCGCTGCTGCCAGATATAACCGGAGGCATCATCGGTGCCGCAAAAACTTTATCTGGTGACATATCAGGAATACCGATGCTAGCAGGAATTGGATCAAAAATGCTATTACAAGGCCCACAACTCATTTCAGGAGTTGCAGGACAAAACTACCCGAGGCTGACAGCCCACCAGATGGTAGGCCTTAGCAAACATCCACTCCTCAAAGACCGTTGAACAACGGCACACTGACCTGTGTATAAAACTGGCGGAGGAGGGGGCCCCGGAGAATACTTTTCTCCATGTGTATCTTTATCGAAAAATTCAAAAACTGACGAACAGAAAATCGTCTCCCGTGTTCATGGACAAATGAGGCCGCAGTGGAATCTAGGGAAGGATTGCAGGCTTAGTGGTTATATGACCCCTGCAATTACCCTTAGACTAAACTATGGCGGATTAAAAACTAGATATGAAAGTGGTTGATGACCCATCATCTCTGGCATTAACACGACTATGTTGACGATTAGAAGCTCGCCAGAGCCAAAAACATCTCAAAAGACAAAAATAGGCTCCTTATTGTAGAGCGAAATACAAAAATCAAAAATAAGATACCCAATATGAGCAGAAATCCAAAGAAACGGTCGCTCAACGCGAAATCCCGCGCTAATCACGCCGGACGTAGTGATACACCACGCAGTACCAAGACCAATTGGACTAACAAGAAAATCAAGCGCGATATCAAGCTGGACAAAACACCAGCAATGGATGATTGGCAAGCAGAATACGATGAAATGAGCAGTGAGATCGATGAAGACATCGCGAGGAATAAGAATCCACTGTATGATGCAGAGAAAGAAATTGAAGCAAAAATTGACAAGAGGAAAAATCCACTCCGCATCTCATCTGGCGAACCACACCATGACCGTGAATCCCTACGGAGAAATAAAAGGGGACAGGGAACCAACAGACCCAATGGGGGTGAGGTCCCGAGTGGCGGCAACAACAATAAGGGCGGAAACAATAATCCAATAGTAATCAACAACAACTTCCATCCGCCGGCGCCAGCGCCACCAAACAATGCACCTCCAGCCTTAGAAGCTGGAGTTGTCTACGATTTACCACACAGTGTGTATATCCACGAGATTAATAGCACGCAGAGTAAAATGTTTCAAGTAGCATGTTCAGCCACAATGCTGTTCATGCTCTACACTAGGGCCTTCAACCCGATGTGGTACGCAGACATGATCATTAATGCACCAACCAGCAAGTGGGCAGCAATTAAAATGTACGCGACCTGGGTGATCAAGATTAATGTGATAGTTGCAGGCGCAATTGGGAAGTTGAGTGAAATCTTCTTTCAGAAAATTGAAACAAATTTAGTTAGAACCGGCCGAATGATCGACTGTAATCAGCGCCACATGCAAAATCGCAGTGTTGTGCCGACAGCGACTAAGGTGCTCGAGTATGAATACCAGCATAATTATAAGCCAGTTAATTGGCTCCAACAGAAAATGTCCGATTTTTCAAATTGGATTAGAGCTGCTATGAGACCAGCACCCCAACAACAAATGACTACCACAGGTATCATCAAGACTCTAGTCAATTATTATGTTGTCACTCCCGTGATGAACAAACTCTTTGACCATGAGGTATCTTATTTGATGATGCCCGATGAGTTAAGCAAATATCATGAAGTCGGAGGGAAAGCAAAGACTGAAATAGTCTCAGAAGAATTATACCAATCGACCCTGACTACTAGAACAACAAATGGCCACATGGACCAAAGTCGTCTTTTCACAAACATTGAACAGCATGTTATGAACAGAACTGATACAGTCTTAACGACCGCAGACAGCAACAATGAAAATTCGGTGGCAACAAGCACCATAACTGTCGTAAAATATGTAGCCAAAAACAATGTGGAGAAAGCCAGATCCTTGGGTTTCTACCCAGGCCTCAGCAAATCAAATATAAATTCGGTTACCGATACTTTGAACTCGCCAACTGCTGGAGGCCAGACCAACCAAAGCGAGTCAAGCCTGACTTCAGGGGCAAAGTACCGCCACTTGTCAGAGAACGATTATTCAAGAGACGCCCAGTTCAGAGGGCTCTCGGTATTGAAATTCGGGGGGCTTGCTGTCCTCACCCTGACATTGGTGACCCTTTGGGGGCGATTGCTGGAGAGATTAAACGATCCGCAGCTTTCGTTCCATTCTATGCTACTGGAGTTCAGCCAGTGGGAGGTAGGCTAATATATAATAACATGACACCCAACCATCACATCCGGATTGACACAAACAATCTGGTTGGGGAGTTCGCGCAGGAACAACTGTCGCAAGGATGTTTAGATAGATTACGAAAATACGTAGAGAAAACGGTCCCAAAACATTTAGTCGACATTACGACGACTACTTTGTGGGATATTAGAAAGCACTCAATCAACGAAGCACAGAAGTTGAAACAAATCCCCTCAGACTTTGATGATGATTTGGTCAAGTGGTTGAACGGAACAAGTTATACCACAGAAGACAAACAAAAATTCATCAATGAGATCAATGAAAGAGGGGTTCTGGAAAAGAAAGATCGAAAATGTAAATGTTTCGTGAAAGCGGAGACTTATCCAGAGTACAAATTTCCGCGGCCCATCAAAAGTCGTACAGATAGATTCAAAGCCGTGATGGGTCCGTTATTTCAGGCTATTAATGACCATTTGTTCTGCGACACTGATTGGTTCATCAAGAAAATTCCAGTTGAAGACAGACCAAAGAGGATTGCCGAACTCCTGCTGCCAGCAGATGAGTTCGACTGCACTGATTATTCAAGCTTCGAAGCACACTTTGTTGCAATGATGATCTATGCGATCGAGTTTCCACTGTACATGTGGCTGACCAGGAATCTTAAATCAGCTACAGCATGGCAGAAAGAATTAGACACTCTCCTCAATGAGAATACATGTTCTTTCAAAGACTTCACCTTATACTGTCAGAGTAGAGCGAGTGGAGAGATGAACACCTCATCAGGGAATGGATGGGCAAACAAAACACTTTTTACGTACACAGCCCGCGTGAAAGGTGCGACCAAAATAAGAGGGCAATTTGAAGGAGATGATGGAGTCACAACGACTGTCCCTAGAGCATCGGCACCCACAACAGCCGATTTCGAATGCTTGGGATGGACTTGCAAAATGGAGACTGTCAAGAAATTTGAAGAAGCTAGTTTTTGCGGAATTGTAGCAGACAGCATTGATTTGATCAACGTCTGTGACATTAGAGCATACCTTGCCGACTTCGGATGGACCAAACAACAGTACCTTGAAGCGAATGACACAACCATCAACGCATTAATAAGGGCCAAGGGGTTTTCTGCAATTTACCAATACCCAGGTTGCCCGATCATCGAGGCCTTAGGCCACTATGCACTCCGAATAACTAAAAACGCCTATATCCAAGAGAAAATGCGTAAGATGATTGAAAAAGGAAAAATTGCTGAATCCCGCTACAAAGCATTGCGGATGAGAGAACTGTTCGAACGGTATGACTATGAAGTCAAAAAGAGAAATCCAATACCGTCCACGACTAGAGCATTAGTCGCTAGGAAATTTGCTATACCAATCGAAAAGCAGATTGAAATCGAACAGTATCTCGACAGCCTGACAACTAAACAACAATTAGATATTGACCTAGACTTTCCAAAACCCTGGGTCCACAATTGGAATGTTTATGTGTCAGGTGAAGGTTTCTCACCGGAACCGCTCAATGAACTTTCTTCTTTTAAGAAGTTCATATCCAGATACAACTGTATTCTGGATCAAAGCTAGTGAAGGTGATTGAGACGGAACGTTGGCCATAACCGCCGATTTTAAAACTTTGTCTGTGAGCCTCTGAACCCAATGGGTTTGAACACTGTGTCTAAGGATTGAGCAGTAAAACTAGAGTCATGACATCTATATTTTGTTTGTGAGCCCGGAAGCCCGGAATTGAGCATTAAAATTTGAGTCGTAATGATAGATTTTGTCTGTGAGCCTTGGAGCAGTATCAGAGAATTGAGCAGTAAACTTAGAGTCAGTGGGTAGAACTACCTAATATACCAACGTAAAAGTCGAAGCCCC